GGGATCAACGACCTGTTCGCCATCATGAACGGTGACGAGGATCGGCTGCTCAAGTTCACCCGCGAACTCGGGACAAGCCTGATCGTCCCCAACTTCGTCCGAGACGTGGATAAGTCGATCGAAGGCTTCGGGACCGACATCATCGAATCCCGCTCCATGCTCGACAAAGTGTTCAACACGATCCCATTTCTCGAGTCCGACCTCAAAGACAAACGACGCAACATCCTCGGTGAGCCCGTCAAGTCTGCGGGCGTCGGGAACAACAGGTTCCTCGACCTCCTTCCGGCTAACGTGTCGCAGATCGACGATTCCAAGATCGCCAAGGAGATCGCCGCGGTTCCCAACAACTGGAAGGGAGCCCCTCGGAAGTTCAAGGGCGTTGACCTCATGCACGAGGGACTCCGCGTCAAGAACCGCACCCTGTATGACGTGTGGCAAGAGGAGACCTCTAAGATCACGCTGCGTGGTAAGTCGCTGCGCCAGGAGCTCCGGATTCTCGTAGACAGCGAAGAGTACAAGGAGATCCCGCCCGGCCTCGACGAGGAGGGGAACTACTCCGCCCGCGCTGGGCTGATCGAATCCGTCATCCGTAAATACCAAACCTCCGCGTTCAACCAGCTCATGCGGGAGAACGCTGACCTCAAGTTCGCTGTCCAAGCAGCGAAGGATTCTGCGAGGGCCCGCCGTAAAGCCCGTACACCCAAGCCCTCAATGTTCCGATGATCGACCCCGACGAACTACTGTTCCAACAAGTCCTACGCAAACTGCAGTCGGACGACCTCACCGCTTCGGAGATCGAGGTCTGCCGCAAGTACCTCAACGACCGAGCAGCCCGCGGCGGTTCTATCACCACTCGGGGTCACCAACCACCGGACGACGCCAGGTCCTCCGACTGGGCTGGCATCAAGTTCGAGGACGTTCGGGTGACGAAGCGCACAGATGACTGATCTATACGTTGAGTTGGCCGCAGCGGTCCTCGGCGCGGGCGGCGTAGGGGCCCTCGCCTGGAAGAGTGCGGCAGGTTGGCTATCGTCGCTGAAACACGCGCGGCTCAAAAGAAAACATCAAGCGGGCCTCGACAACATTACCCGGCTGTATCAGATCTTGAACAAGATCCTGGTGCTCGACGACTGCGTTTCACGGTCCATGATTGTTCGCTCCACCAACGGGGGCGGCATCCCTGGTCCAGGGTGTACTGTCACACTCAGTACCGTCAACGAGGTCTATAAGACGGAAGAGAGCGGGGAGAGCTTCTCAACTCTCTGGCAGGATCGACAAGCTGACCAATACTGTACGGCGTATCTCAAGACTATCGCCCGCGAGGGGGTGCTCCACCTCCAGGCATCCGAGATACCGGAGGATGCCACAATCCGTCCGGTCTACGAGGCGCTGAACGCCTATCGCTCTGAGTCCTATCTAATCGCCACGCGGAAGGACGCGATGTTCTATCTATCCATCACCTACTGCTGTAGTGCGGAGCTGTCAGTCAAAGACAAGGCCATCCTCGATGCAGCAGTGTCCGAGATCCGCGATCTGTTCCACAAGTAATATGTCAAACCTCTGGGATACCCTCACCGTCCTCCAGCACCACTATCCTATCCCGCATCCACTGGCTGTGCGGTTTGAGGTGCTTGAGGACGGCGTAGATGGCCTGTGGAGTTTCGATGAGGAGATCGGGCATGTCATCCTCATCGCGCTCTCCGTGCCCCTGGAGAAGCGTGACGAGGTTCTGGTGCATGAGTACGCCCACGCCCTCTGTCACTATTGGCTCGGACCTGAGGAGAACTCCGTCTGGGGTCTCACCTACGCCTCCCTGTACCTCACAATCCTCGGAGAACACTGATGAAGCCCGAAGAACGACCCGAAGACTACCCGCTGAAACCTCTCGTCGACCAGATCCCCGAGGAGCATCCGTTCCGACTGTTCTCCAACTTCGCCCGTGTCGTCTGGAACCGGCTCAACCTGCCGGACATCACTCCGGTCCAGGCTGACGTCTGTGACCACCTCCAGTTCGGCCCAACCCACCTCCAGATCCAAGCGTTCAGAGGGGCGGGCAAAACCTACTGTTCAGCAGCTTACGTTTGCTGGCGGCTTTGGATGAATCCTGAGGAGATCATCTTGATCCTCTCAGCCGCCAAGAACACCTCCGACCAGATCTGTCGCTTCACCCGCCGTCTGATCGACGAGGTCCCCGAGCTGCACCACCTGCGACCCGACGTGTCCCGCGGTGACCAAGACTCCTCCGTCTCCTTCCAGGTCGGCTGCGCCACTGTGAAGAAGTCCCCCTCGGTCATCTCCAAGGGTGTAACGGGCACCATCACGGGCGACCGGGCGTCACTCGTCATCCTGGACGACATCGAGGTGCCGAACAACGCCGAGACCCCTGCAATGCGGGAGAAGCTCCTGGGGCGCGTCGAGGAGATCTCTGCGCTCATGCTGCCGCCCAACAAGGACCTCAACGTCTATCCCACCGTCAGGGTCCTGGGTACGCCCCAGACCGCCCACACGATCTACAGGACCATCGAGCGCCTCGGTTACTACACCAAGATCTGGCCCATCGAGAAGCCCACCCAAGACATCATCGACGGCTACGGCAAGAACACCGACGGCTCCCAGCGGCTTTCCGCCTACGCCCTGGATTTCGAAGGGGACCCCGGCACACCGCTCGAGCCTACGCGGTTCTCGAAGGTGGAGATAGCGGCGCTCCGGATGAAGTTCACCCGCCCGTCGTACAACCGCCAGTACCTCCTGTCGACCGACCTCGCAGATGCCGAGAGGTTCCCGCTCAAGATCCGGGATCTCCAGTTCGCAGACTTCGACGAGAAACGAGCGCACGAGATCTACCTCCACGGTAACCACCCAGCGTGCCGGATCGAGGAGGACAACCCCGGACTCCCTGGGGATGGCTTCTATCGCTCAGCCTCCGTGAGCGGCAGCGTGGTGCCCGTAGAGCGCACGATCCTCGCAGTGGACCCCTCAGGCCGCGGAGCCGACGAGACAGCCATCGCGGTCGTCTCCAGCCTCTCTGGGTACATCCTGGTCCACAGCGTCCGAGGGATCCCTGGTGGCTACTCGAAGCCCACGCTCGAGGCCGTCGCCCGAGAGGCCAAGAAGTACAACGTCCACCAAGTCGTCATTGAGAGCAACTTCGGAATGGGCGCGATCACCGAGCTTCTCAAGCCCATCCTCCAGCGGATCCACCCAGTGTCCATCGAGGAGACCAGGAACACGCAGAGGAAGGAACTCCGAATCCTCGAGACGCTCTCTCCGCTCTTCGAGACGAACCGCCTCATCTTCCACAACCGCGTCATCGAACAGCAGCGTCTCACCGACGGCGCTGATATCGCCAAGTCGACCGACAAGTCGCTCTTCCACCAGATCACGCACCTCGAGGAAACCAAGGGCTGCCTCGCACACGACGACCGTGTAGACGCCCTGGAGCTCGGGTGCAGACAACTCGTTGACACGCTCAACCGAGAAGCCCGCTCCGTCCAGAGACAGCGAGAGCTCGAGGATCTCGACAGGTGGATCAACGACGACGACGACAAGATCGAGGGCCACTGGGGCTCTCGTGAATCCGCAGGACCCTGCCCCTATCTGTAATGCGACGAACTCACCACTCCGTAAATTGGACGACCACCCCCTACGTTCTTGCAGGAGGTGGTCGCTGAGGGCGTAGGCTATCTCGCGCCGCGGTGTTATGCCCTCGGCACGCGCGGCTTACTGCGGGCGGACGGTGAACCCACCCTGGTCTTTACCGGACACCGCCCGCTGTGAAACACCCGGCTGGACCGGAGGTGCTACTGGCGAACCCCCTGCCGAACCTCCGGCTCCGGCCACTTCTCTGATGGCTGACTGGAGCTCCGAGACCTCCGAGGGCGTGAGGAGGGCCTCAGCTTTCCCGAGGGACAGGAGCATCCCGTCGTCACCGCTCTTCAGCATCAGGGTCCGTCCGGACTCAAGCTCCAGCGACAGCGTGCGTTTGATCGACACGGAGCACCTCCAGTAGCTCGCGGTATTCTTCGGGCTCGAGGAAGCTCTCCATGATGTCGAGCAGCCCCTCACAGTCCACATCGGCCCAGTGGTTCACGCGATGGTACGGGGGTTCATCCCAGAACCCGTCAGCCCAGACACGGTAGCGACCGCCGCCGAGCGGCTCTACAGAGACGTCTTCCGTCTCACCTTTGATTCGAATTTCCATTACAGTGCTCGGCGGCTGATGACAGAGCCCGTGCGAGCGTCAATGATGACCTCTTCGCCAGGGCAGTGAAGGTTGAACGAACCAGCCCCGTTGACTTTACCGACGCAGCCGGATGCGTGGACGTTGCGAAGCGTAATCCTCTTGGACTTGATCGACGGGTCGTCGACGTAAGAATCAACATGAAGAGTCGCCTTGTTCCTGTGGTTGTCCCGAACAACGAAGCAGCAGTCCTCGATAAACAGATCCTCAAAGGACCGCAGCGACAGGATCGGTCGATCCGGAGTCGTATAATCGTACAGGTTGTTGGTCAGCTCGATGAGCTTGGTCTGACAGCCGCCGGTCCAGGTGCTGCCGTCTTCCCAGCTGCCAGCCGTGACGACCATCGCCCCGGTGGAGTGGTAGTCCCCGAAGTAGTCGTTGTTCGGCTGGTCCCAGTTGGCGACGAACGAAGAGTTCGAGACCTTGAAGGTGCCGGGGTGATCGACGTTGCCGCAGGTGAAGTACGTCAGCGAGAAGGACCCCCGCCCAGCGAACCTACCGCAGTCGATCATGTGGCAGTCGTCCACCACGAACACCGGGTCCGCAGTGAACGAGTGGTTGTTCACGTAGGAGTTGCCCTTGGCAACCGGACGGTGGGCGTACTGGAGCCCCTGCGCCCCGACGTTCACGAAGGTGGAGCGCCGTACCGTAGAGCCCTCCTGCGGGGAGATGTAGAGGCCGTGCTCCTTCATGAATGAGAAGTCGCAGTCCTCCACGAGACGCTCAGGGACGTAGTGCTCACGAGCGCCCCAGAGGTTCTTGGTGGCCCACACATCCTCAACGGCACTGCGGCACTCGATGTTGCGCCACACGTACTTGCCCGGTCGAGGACCGTCATCCACATGCATGTTTGAGTGCCACTGCCCAGAGGTGACCGACTCCATGTTCTCCATGACGAGGTCACCCTGGGTCCACGCGCCTCGCCTCACATCTCCAGGAGAATCCAAGACCCGGCCAGTCCGTCCGGCAAGCATCGCTGGAGCCCTCCAAGCCTTGTTCTCCTCTGCGGTCTTGTCAGCCCTCGTGAGAGCCTGTGGGTTGCGCGTGGGCGGATCTACGGGCTCAGAGTGGTGCGGATCACCAACGTCGATTACGGGGCTCCACAGGCCCGCATGGGGCTCTGCGTTCTCTTTGTACCCGTAGCCCCTGATCCTGTACTCGAAACCACCGGACGGCGGGATGGGGATGTCCACATCGAACATCTCTGATCCATCCGTTGTCCCGAGGTTCACCCAGCCCACACCTTCCGGCCTATACGTCGGACGGCGGTGGACCTGAACGAGGGGAGTCTCCGCGGGCAGCGGATACGCCCAGCTCAGGATGACGGTTCCGCCTCCAGGTACGAGCTCGGTAGTGAAGTCCTCTGGGGTCACCGGACGAGGGATCGGTTCGCCAGCCTCCGCGACGCTCTCGTAGAGCGCCTCGACGGCCTGGATGGCAAGGAGGTTCTCGTCTCCGACCTTCTCG